ATCAATATTTAGAATTAACTAAAGAACTTTATGATTTTTTAAATAAACAAAATGCTGATTATGTTTGGGAATTATATAACGTTTTTAATCTCCAATGGACATTAACAGGTAATAGAGATGAAGTTATTATTAGTAATAGAAATCAAACCTTAATAGCTCAACAAAGATTAAAAAGAAAAGGATTAAGTAGTTTTCTCCAACTAGATTGGTCAAAATTTTATAAAACTGATTTGGAGTAGTAACATTTTATTTGTATATTAATCAAAATAATAGTTATGTTTTGGTTAGTTGAAAATAATAAACAGTTAGATACATTAAAAAGTTATTGTAAAGGAGATGCCTTTATTGAAATAATTCCCTATAGTAATGTAGAACATCCAACACAAAATGAAATTTGTGCTGTTTATATTAGGCCGTTAAATTCAACGAAAGGGTATATGGTGGCCATATCCCATAGTGAGACATCTTTAATTGATTTAAACGCGCTAAAATGCGTTATATCCAATATAAATAATGTGTTTGTACGCGATAAAAAGGAGTTTCTTCATTATTTGATATTACAAAACCTTTTTGACACAACATTAAGTGGTCCTACGTATATACCAGAATACACTAAAACACATAGTTATTTTTACAACAAATATCCCAATAAAAAAGATATAAACAGAATAATACCTATAGTTAAACATTATGAGTATTGTGAGAAATTATTTAATGAATTAAAAGAAAAAATAAATGAGCCAATCAACGAATTTTACAACACAAAAGCCACAGTGGTTTTCAACGCCATGGAGCAAAGTGGTATACGAATTGACAGAGAAAAATTTGAATCGCATTTTCACCCTATCGATAGAGAATTCACCTACACGCAATACAACTTTAAAACCACTACAACAAGACCCTCAAATAAATTTGGAGGAGTAAATTATGCGGCACTTAATAAAGAAAATGGGTGTAGGGAAAGTTTTATCCCTAGGAATGACAAGTTTATTGAGTTGGATATTAGCGCTTATCATCCTACTCTTTTGGGTTTGTTGGTGGGTTATACATTTAGCGATAGTGATATCCACAAAGAATTTGCAAAAATGTATGGTGTGGATTACAAAAAAGCTAAAGAATTAACATTTAAGCAACTATATGGAGGAGTTTTCCAACAGTTTAAAGAGCTGGAATTTTTTAAAAAAGTTCAAGCATATACGGATGATTTGTGGGATACCTTTAACTACGGAGGAGAAATTAAATGTCCTATTTCGGGGCATGTTTATAAAAAAGAAGAGTTATTGAAAGAAGGTAATGAAATGAAACCTCAAAAGCTATTAAATTATGTCCTACAAAACTTGGAGACAGCAATGAACATTCGTATATTGTGGGAGATATTTAAATCATTAAAAGGACGCAAAACTAAGTTAGTTTTATATACTTATGATTCATTTTTATTTGATTTTAAAGAAGGTGAAGATGATTTAATGGTTGAAATTGCAAAAATAATTAATAATAATAAGTTACAAATAAAAGAAAGTTATGGAAACACCTACAATTTTAAATAATAGGGTCAATATGTATACCGTAGACGATTTCTCTGAATTCGCTACATTAAACATAAAAGATTTGAATAATAAACTATTTTGCACGTTCACAACCTTAGAGGAATTAGACCCATTAATTAATAGGTTAACTTCTACGTATTCTATTATGTATAACAAAATCTTTGTTTTGCATGTTAAGAGTAATAATGAGTATGTTTGCACATATAATATTGATCAAGCAAATCTAAGCACCCTACCAGATAATACTATTTTGGTACATAGAAAAAAAGAATCAAACACACTATACACTATAAATGCTTTAAATGAATTAATTAAAAGGCTAAATGGTGGGGTAGTTGATACTAAGTTTCCTATTACTTGGGAACATTACAGAAATACTATATTATTAACTCAAAGAGATGAGTTAAAAGAATTAAAGACAAAGATTTATAAAATTCTTGAAGTATAGTTAGGCTAATCGAACATTCGTTCGTATATTCATCACAATAATAAACGTTATAAAACAATTAAAAAGTTATCTTTATGGATTTAAATGCAATCAAAAACCGCTTGGAACAAATGAACAAGCAAACCTCTTCAAATAGTGGAGGTGGAAAATCACTATTTTGGAAACCATCAGTTGGTAAAGAAGTAGTTAGAGTAGTACCTAATAAGTACAATAAACAATTCCCTTTTACAGAAATGCTATTTTATTATGGTATTGGTCAAAGAGTAATGGCGTCACCTCAAAATTGGCAGGAAAAAGACCCAATTCAAGAATTCACAAAACAATTACGTAATAGTGGAGATAAAGAAAATTGGAGACTTGCTAAAAAGTTAGATGCTAAAACTCGTATTTTTGCTCCTATTATAGTAAGAGGACAGGAAGATGAAGGTGTTAAACTATGGCAATTTGGTAAAGAAGTTTATCAAGATTTCCTAAATATGGCAGCTGATGAAGAAATTGGTGATTATACTGACATTGTAGGAGGTAGAGATATTAAATTAACTACAGTAGGACCTGAAGTAACAGGAACTCCTTACAATAAAACATCAGTAGGACCTTCTTTAAAAACATCTGCATTAACAGGTGATGATGTTACTGCTAAAAATCTTCTAGAAAATCAACCAAACCCACTTGAAGTGTTTAAAAGATTTTCATTTGATGAAGTTAAAGCAGCATTGCAGGAGTATTTGTCAGATGGTGAAACTCAAGTTTCAACTACTACAACTACAACTACACAAGCAACACCAGCTCCAGCAGCAAATAATTACTCATTAGACACTAACAAATCAAAATCTAAGGCAGATCAATTTGATGATTTATTTTCAGATGATAAGTCTAAAGGAGATGATTTACCGTTTTAATAAATAAATTACATGGCGAGAAAGAAAAAAACACTAGGGGAGGCAGTCTCTAAAGAAATACAATCAAATTTTAATCTTGATGCTTTTAAAACTAAAAAAGGATTAAAATCTAATATTAAATTCAAGGATCAAGACTGGATTCCTATCTCGTCAGCTTTCCAAGAAGTAACTTCTATTCCAGGTATTCCTATGGGGCACATTGTGCTCCTTAGGGGTCACTCGGATACAGGAAAAACTACAGCTCTTCTAGAAGCAGCAGTCTCAGCACAAAAAAGAGACATTATGCCTGTATTTATTATAACTGAAATGAAGTGGTCATGGGACCATGCTAAAATGATGGGACTTGAAGTTGATGAGGTTAAAGATCCTGAAACAGGTGAAGTAGTAAATTATGAAGGAAATTTTATTTATGTAGATAGAGAAACTATTAATTCTATTGAAGATGTAGCTGGATTTATTTTAGATTTAGTTGATGAACAAAAGAAAGGTAATTTACCTTATGATTTATTATTTTTATGGGATTCTATTGGATCAGTACCTTGTGAAATGTCTATAAAATCTAATAAAAATAACAACGAATGGAATGCAGGTGCAATGTCAACTCAATTTGGTAATAGTGTAAATCAAAAAATCACATTATCCAGAAAAGAGTCTTCACCTTTTACTAATACATTAGTTTGTATTAATAAGGTTTGGACATTAAAAGCTGAATCACCTATGGGGCAACCTAAATTAATGAATAAAGGTGGTTATGCTATGTGGTTTGATTCTACATTTGTTGTAACATTTGGTAATGTTATGTCAGCTGGAACTTCAAAGATTAAAGCTATTAAAGATGGTAAACAGGTTGAATTTGCTAAAAGAGTAAATATTCAAATTGATAAAAACCACATTAATGGTGTTACTACTAGAGGTAAAATTGTTATGACTCCTCATGGATTTATTTTAGATAATGATCGAGATCTTAAAAATTATAAAGACGCTAGGAAAGAGGATTGGGCTAAGATTTTAGGTGGAGGTGATTTTAGAGTAGTTGAAGAAGGTCAGGTGTTTACGGATATAACATCTTTCGAAGACGAGCCACAATAAATTTTGATACCTGAAGTATAGTTCGTATATTCCGGGCATAAAACACAAATATGAAACAAAAAGAACTGTTTAATCTCTTGGATAATATTCAAGAGCAAGGAGAAGAAACTGCAAATAGTGAAAGAATATTATTAATTGATGGATTAAACCTATTTTTTCGAAACTTTGCAATGATGAATATGGTTAACCCTGATGGGGTGCATATAGGAGGTTTAGGTGGTTTTTTCCGTTCATTAGGAGCAGAAATTCGTAGAATTGATCCTACGCAAGTGTATGTAGTATTTGATGGAGCTGGATCAGCTAATAATAGAAAAAATATATTACCCGAATATAAATCAGGTAGGGATTTACAACGTATTACAAACTGGGATGCTTTTGATGATTTAGAAGATGAACATGATGCTAAAGTAGATCAAATGGTTAGGATTATTCAGTATTTAAAAACTCTACCTGTTAAGACTTGCAGTATTGATAAAGTAGAAGCAGATGATATTATTGCTTACTTTAGCAAAATTATTCCTCAAAAACCAGAAGATAAAGTATTTATAGTTTCGTCAGATAAAGATTTTCTACAGTTGGTAAATAAAAATGTTATAGTATACCGTCCTATGGAAAAAGAGTTTTATACTGAAGAGACTATGCAAGAAAAATATAACATGTCTCCTAAAAACTTTATTTTACACAAAACATTATTAGGTGATAATTCAGATAAAGTTAAGGGAGTTAAGGGTTTAGGTGCTAAAGGATTGTATAAAAAATTCCCTGAATTAACTCAACGAGACTTAACATTAAATGATATTTTTGATATATGTGAGTCTAAACTTAAGGAGCATGTAGTTTATGCTCGAGTAATTCAATCTAGAAGTGATTTAGAAAAAAATTATAAAATAATGGATTTAGATAATCCTATGATTAGTAAAGATGATGAAAAATATCTAAATGCGGTTGTTAATTCAGAAGTCCCTCCGTATATTCCAGAGCAATTCGTAGCATTTTATAACCAAGATAAACTTGGGGGTATGATAAGAAATGTTGAATTTTGGGTAAAAGAAATTTTTGAGAAATTAGTTATAAAAAAATAAGTTATATGACATTGTTAAATTTAAACCAATATGGCCCTCATTTTCAAATTAAGGCTATTTCTTCACTGCTTACACATAAGCAGTTTTTAATTAGTATACATGATGTATTAAGTGAAGAATATTTTGATAATCAAGCACATAAGTGGATTATCAAAGAAATATTAAGGTATTATGATAAGTATCATACAACACCTTCAATGGATATTTTAAGGGTTGAAGTAAAAAAAATTGACAATGAAGTATTACAATTATCTGTTAAAGAACAACTTAGAGAAGCATATCAAGCTTCTGAAGAGGATTTAGAATACGTACAAGAAGAATTTTCAACATTTTGTAAAAATCAACAATTAAAAAAAGCATTGCTTAATAGTGTAGATTTACTTAAAGCCGGGGATTTTGATGGTATTAAATATTTAGTAGAATCAGCATTAAAAGCAGGAAATGATAAAAACGTAGGACATGAATATAATAAAGACATTGAAACTAGATTTAGGGAAGATGCTAGAACTACTATCAGTACGCCTTGGCCTAAAATTAATGAATTACTACAAGGTGGATTGGGAAATGGAGATTTTGGTCTCATATTTGGTAATCCAGGAGGTGGTAAATCTTGGTCGTTGGTAGCATTAGGAGGCTATGCTGTAAAAATGGGGTATAATGTAATTCATTATACTTTAGAATTAGGTGAAGCTTATGTTGGGAGAAGGTATGATGCTTTTTTCTCACAAATACCTGTTGATAGAATACTTCAAAATAGAGAAAAAATAGAAGATATTATTCCTCAACTACCTGGAGAATTAATTATTAAAGAATTTCCAACAGGTAGAGCAACAATGTCTACTATAGAATCTCACATATCTAAAGTTTCAGATGGGGGAATGAAACCAGATTTAGTAATTATTGATTATGTTGATCTTTTAGGCACAAAAAAGAAAACAGCTGATCGTAAAGGTGAAATAGATGATATTTATACAAGCACTAAGGGATTAGCTAGAGAATTAGACATACCAATTTGGTCAGTTTCTCAAGTTAATAGAGCTGGTGCAAAAGACGACATTGTAGAAGGAGATAAAGCAGCAGGATCATATGATAAAATTATGATTACTGATGTTTGTATTTCCCTTTCAAGAAAAAAAGCAGATAAAGTAAATGGTACAGGAAGATTTCACATTATGAAAAACAGATATGGTATTGATGGTTTAACCTTTGGTGTAAAAGCAGACACATCTACAGGTCATTTTGAGGTTATAGATTATGACCCAGAAGATTATGAAAAGGAACCTACTCAACCTATAAATGGATTTAATAATGACCTAGATACTTTTGATAAGCAATCATTAAAAAATAAATTTTTCGAACTTAATAAATAAAAAACATGGCAAAAACCTCCTTACTTAAAGAAAGGGTAGTATATAAACCTTTTGAATATCAAGAAGCATCAGATTATTGGCTACAACAACAACAAGCACATTGGCTTCATACAGAAGTACCTATGATGAGTGATGTTAATGATTGGAAACAAAATCTTTCTGAAACTGAAAAAAATATAATTGGTACTATATTAAAAGGATTTGCTCAAACAGAAACTGTAGTAAATGATTATTGGTCAACATTAGTTACAAAGTGGTTTAGAAAACCTGAAGTAATTAAAATGGCTGTTACATTTGGAGCATTTGAAACTATACATGCTGAAGCATATTCCTTATTAAATGAAGAATTAGGATTAGATGATTTTAGTGAATTTTTAGAGGATGAAGCTACAATGGCCAAAATTGATGCTTTAACTAAAGTAAGAGATTCTCATGATGGTACTCCTAATTGGCATGAAAGAGCTAAGTCATTAGCAATATTTTCAGCATTTACAGAGGGTGTAAATTTATTTTCTTCATTTGCTGTTTTATTATCATTTAAATTAGATAATAAACTCAAAGGCGTAGGCCAAATAGTAGAATGGAGTATTAGAGATGAGTCATTACATTCAGAGGCAGGTTGTTGGTTATTTAGAACTTTAATGCAAGAACACCCTGAATTTAACACCCCAGAATTAAAAGCAGATATTGAAGAAGCAGCAAAACTTTCATTAAAATTAGAATTAGATTTTATTGATAAGGTATATGAAATGGGTGATTTAAAAGGATGCCCAAAATATGATTTAGTATCATTTATTAAACATAGAGTAAATACTAAAATGAGTGATTTAGGATATGGGGCAATTGTAAATGGTATAGATCAAGATGCAGTAAAAAGAATGAAATGGTTTGATAGTTTATCAGCTGGAAAACAACATACAGATTTCTTCGCAAATAGAGTTACTAATTATTCAAAAGGTGTCCAAGATTGGGATGCTAATGCAATATTTTAAGATATGGAAAATAACGCACTACAAGCAGATTATAGCAATTGGGAAGCTGGAAAACAATACCCAGAATGGATGGACGAAATATCTTTAGCAACTATTTCTAAAGGTTATTTACTTCCTGGGGAAACAGTTAGAGTAGCATATAAAAGAGTATCAAATGCAGCTGCTGTAAGACTTAAAAAACCAGAATTATCGAATAAATTTTTTAAAATAATGTGGAATGGTTGGTTAGGTTTAGCCTCCCCTGTTTTATCAAATATGGGAACTGATAGAGGTTTACCAATTTCATGTTTTGGGGTTGATACACCGGATTCTATACGTGGTATAGGGTTAACTAACGCAGAACTAATGAAGTTAACAGCATCCGGTGGGGGTGTAGGTATTTCATTATCTCGCATTAGAACACGTGGAGTAGAAATCACAGGAAATGGTAAAAGTGAAGGTGTAGTACCATGGGCCAAAATATTTGATTCATCTATTATTGCTACTAATCAGGGAAATGTAAGGAGAGGGGCAGCATCTGTTAATTTAGATATTGAACATGGAGATATAGATGAATTTTTACAGATTCGTAGACCAAAAGGAGATCCTAACAGACAATGTCTTAATTTACACCAATGTGTTGTTGTAGGTGATGCATTTATGAGAAAGTTAGAAGCAAGAGATCCTGAATCTATGAATAGGTGGGCTACAGTTTTAAAATCAAGAATGGAAACAGGAGAACCTTATATTATGTATAAGGATAATGTTAATAAAGATAATCCAATTGCTTATAGATTAAATAATTTAGAAGTAAGTATGACTAATATTTGCTCTGAAATTACATTATTTACAGATGAAGAACATTCATTTATTTGTTGTCTATCTTCTATGAATTTAGCTAAATACGATGAATGGAAAGACACAGATGCCGTTGAGTTAGCTACTTGGTTTTTAGATGGTGTAATGCAAGAATTTATAGATAAATCTAACGGTAAAGATTCATTAAGAAGAACCCATTTTCATGCTAAAAAGGGAAGAGCATTGGGTTTAGGTGTAATGGGTTGGCATTCATTTTTACAACAAAAGGGA